CTTTCGCCGCGGCCTTGGCCTCAGATGTGTCCTCTCGGACGCTGCGGATCTCCGCTCGCAATTCGCCGAGAAGCTGATGTACGGCTGCCGAGTCCATTACGAGCCTCCGCTGGCAACGCTGGTCTGGTAGTTGATGGTCAGCGAAATGGTGATGTCGTTGACGTTCTCGGTGAGGGTGAAGTTGGCGGAGCTGAACCCGATGACCGGCTCCCCAGCATCCCCCGCAGTGCGCACGAACGTAACGCCACCTTGCTTGAGCGTCTTGAAACGGAGGTCGACGCCGTTCTTGTCCTTCCACCACCCGGCACCGCCGCCGACATTCGAGGCCGTGTTCGCCTCACCCGCCGCCGGGACAGCGCCCCACGAGGGATCGGCGCCAGCGCCACCGGAGTAGAGGATCTGCCCTGCGCTGCCCTCACGCTTCAGCTTGGCCACGCCGACGGCGTTCGCGGCGATCTTGCCCTCCGTGACAGCAAGATCGGCGATCCCTGCCGTGGGCAACTGACCGAACGCGGGCGGGCTGCCAGCCCCGGCGCTCACGAGCGGATGCCCGCTCGTCCCAAGCGCCGGTCCGTTCTTCACGAGCTTGCCCGTCGTGCCGTCGTAGAGGACGACCGAGTTGCTGGTAGAGCTGGCCGGGCCGACGACATCGCCGCCGGCAACCGGGCTCCCCAGCTCGAAGACGCCACCATTGGCGCGCAGGAACTTGCCGTCGTCGCCAGGGTCGGCCGGCACCGGGACGAGATCCGCCCAGCCCTCCGCTTCGACTGCCGCCGCCTCGGCCGCCGCTTGGGCGATCGCAGCGTTGGTCGCCGCAGTCTGCGCGGAAGTCACCAGAGAAGCGCTGGGCACGGCAACAAGGGTGAACCCCGTGGCGGTCGAATTGATGGCCAGCACCTTGTCGGCTTCGGGCGCCGGGATCGTATCCGGGTCGAAGGTGATATCCCCGAGGTCGACGCCGGGCAGGAAGCCTGGAGTACGGTCGAGCTTCTCCTGCTGCTGGATGTCGACCATCGTCGCGCGATCGAGGGCGGCCTCCAGGACTTCGGGGAAGTAGGTCGACTGGTTCGGGAGGTTGGTCTGCTGCTCCAGCTCCAGGATGCGGCGCATCACGATCTCGTAGGCCGCGGTGATCGGAGCCCCGCCGCTGGCCGGATAGGTGATCGAGCCCGTGCCGGGGTAGCTGGAGACGCTGACGCTGTAGGTCGTCGAACTGGTGCCGCGGGTCAGCAGCGTCTCCGCGCCCGTCGACACGTTGCGCAGGAGGACTTCCAGATCGTCAGGCCCCTCGGGCAGAACGACCGGGCTGAAAGAGAACGTGGTGGCCGACCCATTGCCGGGCGCGATCACCTTGCTGACGCTGGTCTCGACAGTCATCTTGGCTCCGTTTCAGGCATCACATGATGCCTCATTTCTTCTTCGGTGTCACGAGGTAGTCGTAGAATTCGGCGTCCTCATCTTCCAACGCTTTCAAGGCCCTAACGACCTGGGTGGTGCCGGGCATGCCGATCGTGAGGCCGACGGCGTCGACGATCTTGCGAGCATCCTTCAGCTCCAGCTCCTCGTCCTCCTGCATCAGCTTCATCGCCGACTTGATCGCCTGCGGGATCTTAGTCCCGAGCAGGTTCTCGACCGGCGACAGCGTGGCGCGATAGCCTTCGCCGACACTGCCCGCGATCTGGCCGACAAGCGGAGTCGACTTCACGCCGTAGAGAAGCGTCTTCAGCCCCCACCACGCCATCGCTCCGTCCTCGTCATCCTCGGGCGGCCCTTCCTGGCGCAAGAAAGCGTCAGCGACCGCCGGCACGGCCATGAGCCACACGAGGCGCGAGATACCTCCGGCGACCTTGCTGGGTTCGGACGGCTTCATGCCAGTGATCGTCTGCCCCAAGAGCCCGTAGAGGAGCGTGGTGTAGGTCGTGAACATCGTGAGGAGCTGAGGCAGCCCCTTCTGGCGCTGGAGTGCGGCCAGATCCTTCGTGTGCCCCGACGCCTGGGACGTGCGCAGGATCGTGTCGGCGTACTCGACCGCGGCCTGCTCGTCCATGCCCTGGCTGAGGCCCTTGTTGTAGGCGCCCGTCCACGTCGGCACGTCGACCACGTAGAACTGGATGCCGCCGATCGCCTTGAGCGACGCGCGCTGGGCGATGCGGAACATGCTCACCTTGCCCGAAAGCGAGCCCAGCGTGTCGGAGAGATCGCGGTCGGAATTGCCCAGTCGGTGCCGCATCTCGCCCGAGAGCGCCGTCGCGTGCTTAACTGTCTCGGCCGGGCTGGAGAGATACTGGTCGAGCCCGACCATCATCCACTTCACGCCGTCCTTGGTCGAGAAGCCGCCCTTCCCGTCCTGGCCGAGCTGGGCCACGCTAGTCGAGAGGCCGAAGACCTGGGCAGCGAGCGTCGTGTAGCTCAGGCCCAGCACCGCCACGGTCAAGTTGGTCCGGACCTGTTGGATGAACGCGTTGACCTTGCCCGAGTTGTGGCGATCGGCGTTGTTGCTGGCCACGGCTTCCATCCAGCGGCGAAACTCGTCGCGCCTCTCCGGCCCGAGCTTGCGTACGAGCGCCTCGTTGACCTTCTTGTCGCTGAGGATCTTGTCGACGTTGCGGATCGCGTCATAGTGCGTGACGAAGTGGATGGGTGCGCGCAGCGCGTGGGCGAGCTGGGTGAAGTCCAGGCTGACGGGCGCCGCGTAGTCGTCCACGCGGGCCTTGGTCATGCCCGAGAACACGCTCGCTTTCTCGGCCGGATGCGTCATCAGTTCCAGGACCGTCGCCTGCCCAGGCTGCGGAGCCGGGCGTGCGTCGCGGTCGTAGATCATCGGGAAGTAGCCGCCCTTCACCGTGACGCCGCCGATCTTCATTTCCTGCGGCATGATGCGCTCGGGCGAGATGCCGTGGATCGACCGGTAGACTTCCTCGACCTGGGGGCGCATGCGCTCGAAGCTATCCCAGACCTTCTGGACCCACGCCGCCTCGTCCGGCCCCAGCTTGGACAGCGCCTGCTCGATACCCGACAGCGTCCACTTCTGGCCGCCTTCGACCATCTCCGATCCGTCGATCATCTTCTGGAGGTTGGAGGCGTTGCCCGAGTTGAGGGCCACCATCAGCAGCTCGGCCGTCGTCATCTTGCGGCCAAGCTCCGGGATGAACTCCTTGCGCCCCAGCTTCTTCAGCGTCGACTTCGGCAGTCCGGCAACGCCCTCGACGAGATCCTTCATCGTCTTCTCGTAGAGGTCCAGCTCCGCGGTCTGTGCGTCGACCATCGGCTGGAAGATCGCCTTGTGCCAAGGCCCGGCGACCGCCCCGCCGTCGAGCTTCTGTAGGATCAGCTCGATCTTCGAGACGTAGGTCGAGAGCGCGGCCAGGGTGCTCCGAGCGCGGTCGAAAATGCCTTCGTCGCCGGTAGCCTTGCGCGCGACGCGAGCGACGTCCGGCAGCGCCGAAACCGTGGCCAGCATCTCCTCGATCGCGGCTTCGCGGTCCTGCGTCTTGCCTTCGATCAGCAGCGTCTTCTCATCGCGCCCCTGCTTCTCGATCGCCTTCACCGTCTCGTAGAGCTGGTTGAACGCGTTCAGGCTCATGTTGGAGTAGTGGATGTCGCCGACGAGCCCGCCGCCACGCGGGCGCGAGGACGAGAAGTCGTAGCCCAGCGTCAGCTCGAAGATGCGGTCGCGATGGTTGGCGTCGATGCCGGGGATCTTGATCGTCGTGTCGGCCAGCCGCTCCAGCTCTTTGCGCTGGCGCTCGATCTGCTTGCGAGCCGCGAACGCCTGCCGCGCGTACTCGAAGTTCAGGATCTGCTGGAACTTCGCCCGCGCCGCCGCGTCACGATTGGGACCGGTGAGCTTCTGCCCATCGACCTTGCCCTTGCCGCGGATCAGCTTGCCGGCGAGCTTGCCCTTGCGCACCTCTTCGTCGAGGAACAGCTTCGGGTTGATCTCATTGATCTGGAGCTTGGAGAGCCCCATCGCAGCGGCCTGCCTGAACAGCGCAGGGCTGAGCTGCCCCTTCGACTCGGCCCTGCGCATGGCGGCCAGCTCGAAGGTCAGCACCTTGGCCTGATCGTCGTTGTGGAGGTCCTCCAACGCTTCCTGGAGATCGCGCTGCTTGTCCAGGATGGCGCCGTGCTTCTCGACCATGCGACGGTCGGTCTCGGCGTCGATCGCTTCCTTGATCGGGACGGCGTTGAAGATGGCGTCCAGCATCTCGCGCCCGCTGTCGAAGCCGTACTGCTCGGCGTGGACGTCGGGGTCGATGCCGCCCTTGCGCTGGAAGATCTGGCGCCCCGCCGACTTCGGCAGCATGTCCAGGATATCCTCCTGGCCGCCCATGATCTCGACGATTGCTTCCGCGTTCAGGCGGTCGACGCCGAGCGCATCCAGGGCCGCGTAGACCGGGCGCTGGCGCATGCTCTGGTCGACTTGCTGGCGCACCACCTCGCGCTCGGCCTTCCACTCCTCGGTCAGCGTCTTCTGCTGGCGCTTGATGGCGCGCTCTTCGGCTCGCTTGCGCGCCCCCTCCTGAGCGACCGCGATCGCCTCCAGGTAGCTCGCGTACTGCGGCTCGGTCATGCCGGCCTCGGCAGCGGTCGCAAACATCGCCTGGAAGCCCATCTCGCGCTCGGCCAGCTCGACCGGGCCATCGGCCTCTCCCGACCACTTCGACGGGCTCGGGGGTTTCTCGCCGACGAGGTCGAGCACGTCCTGCTGGGACATGCCGTCGATTTCTCCCTCGCCGAAGCCGGCCGCGATGAGCTGACGCCGCTGCCAAGCGCTGGCCTTCCACTCGGGCTCCGTCGCTGCCTGCTCACCCTTGGCCGAGGCGGTCTCACGTGAGGCCGCATCCCGTTCTGCCTGGGCCATGGCTTCTTCGCCGCGACGCTGGGCCACGGCGTCGTCCACGATCGACTTCGCCTCGGCCGCGTTCATAGCGCCTTCGCCCACGCGCATGTCGTCGAGCAGATCCTGGCCGAGACCTTCGATCGCGAGACGAGCGAACTGCTCTCCCGTCAGCTTGATGTCTCCGCCGCGCTCAACGGCTTCCGCGATGCGGTCTTCGAAGCCGAATTCCACGATCTGCTCGGGCTTCAGAACCTCGGCCAGTCGCTCAGCCGGCACGTAGATTTCGAGCCCGGCAGCCTCGGTCACGGCGCCGAAGTGTTCCGCCGCGGCAGCAGGATCGCGCTGGGCAAGCGGGGTCTTGGTGAGATCTTCCTGGACCTTCTCCAGGTCTTTACGAACGCGGATTGCCTGACGACCTGGGATGACGGCGGAGACGATGCCACCGACGATCGCGCCGACGCCACCTTCGTACATGGTGTTGTCGCCGAGGATCTGGCCGTCAGGGTCATAGAGGGCGATGGCGGCGAGGTTGTTCAGGACGTTCTCGGAGATCTCCTGGACCGCTTCCGAGCTGGCGCCGGCCAGGATCTGGAAGACCTTCGACCGCACGTTCTCGGGGATGCGCTTGAGGAGCAGATCGAGGCCGTAGCGCTCGGTGATGCCCGTGATGGCCCCGCCAGCGAGGACAGCGAGGTCGCCTTCGGGCGTCCCCTCGACCCCCTTGGCCTTGACACGCTCGGCGGCCTGATCAGCACCAGAAGCGAGGAGCGAAGCCGTACCAGCCGCGCCCCCGGTTAGGATCATGGCGGTGATCTGGGCCGCGACTTGGCCGAGCCCGCCGGTCACATCAGTCGCGAGGTTGCGCTCGCTCTCGGGCACGCCGACATCCTTGGCGGCCCCCTTGATCGTGGCGCCGAGGGCCGCGAGGCCCTTGAGAGGGTCGATCTCTTCCGGCGTGATCGGCGCCAGCATCGCATCGGCGACTTCCGGCAACCCAATCGCACGCAGCGCGGACTGGATCGGCCGTGCGGTCGTGCGGGCCAAGACGTCGATGCCTGTGGCGGCTCCCGAAGGAACAGATCCGAGAAAGTCTAGGGCGCCCTGAAGCGGCGCGCGACCGAGGACATTGACGGCCTGCTCCAGCGCCCCGAGCTGCTTCACGCTATCGTGAGCGATGCGAATGTTGTCGGGGTTGCGCCCCAGCCATTCCTGAGTGCCGCCAGACTGCGCGAGCCAGAACTCGGCTTCATCGGTCGCCTGACGACGCGTCAGGTCATCCAGGTTGCGTTCGGCCACCTCGGTCGGCAGCCCGTATTCCTGGCCGAGCTGCTTGGCCCTGGCGACTTTGTCGGGGTCAGCGTTGCGCTGGGCGCTGTCGATCTGCGGGCGCGAGACTTTTCGCTGGCCGAGCATCTCCTCGATGATCGGGTCGGGCTCGGCTGCCGCGACGGGCTGGGCTTCCTGGGCGAACTCGGGCTTGGGCTGAGGAGTTGCCGGCTTTGACGCTCCAGGCGCCCCGATCTCAGGCACCGAGCGCGCGCGCAGCATGTCCCGGATGATCGGGTCTCCGCTGTCGGGGACGTCGACCATCAGCGCGCCCTCTGCTGTTCACGCTGGTAGTAGTCGATGATGTTCTTCGCCGTCGGGGTGAGGCCGGCCGCGCGCAGACGCGCGGCGATGCGCTCGCGATCGGGCTGTTTGATCTCGTGCAGGACGGTGTACGCCCTCTTTTCTGCGGTGGACATGCCGAACCACGCCGGCACGGTCACGGTGTCGACGAGGTTGTTGAGGATCTCGGTCGCGCGCTCGTGCGGGACCTTCTTGCCCGTCGCCTTCGCCTCAGCGTTCATCTGCTCCAGGAACAGCGACTGGAGCTGCCCGGCACGCTTGCGCTTGGCTTCGTCGCCCGTCAAGCCCAGCTCGCGGATCTTGGCCTGCACCATCTGGTTCGGGGTGCCGACGCTCGGGTCCAGCTCGCCGCGCAACGCCTTGGCGTGCATGCTGCGAACCTCGGCAAACTCCCTCGGCCCCAGCTTCGAGGCCGCCTCGGTCATGCTGAGGTCGGCCATTTGCGTCGCCGAGAACTGCATCACCTTGCCGTAGTAGTCCCAGTCCGTAACGGCGGGGTGGCCGGCGGCGACGTCGCGTTCGATCTTTTCCAGACCGACGTAGTCGTTGCGATCGAGCCTGTTCAGCACCTCGGGCGGGAGCTTGGAAATCGGAGTGCCAGCGAGCACCGCGGCCAGCGCCTGCTCATTCGCGGCCTTTCGGTCCTCTCGCTCCTGGCGCTGCCGCTGACGATCGGCCAGCTCCGTCTCCTGGATCGCGCGGCGCTTGGCCCGCTCCACGTCTTCGTCGAGCTGGTTCTGGATCGAGTGGTCGGATCGGATGCGCTGGTCGACCATGTCACGCAGCTCGGGCGAGAGCTTCTTCGCCGCTTCGAGCTGCGCCTGATAGTCGCCAGGGTGCGCTTGCTGGATGCGGTCGAACGCGGCTTGGCTCTCGCCACGCAGCGCCTTGTTCTCGGCGCGCTCACGGTCGGCTTGCGACGCGCGCTGGATCGAATGCCACGTCGAGATGCTGGAGAGTGCTGCGTCTTCGATCTTGCCGCTAGCCTTCTGCCGGATGAACTCGGCCTGTTCCTCCAACGTGCCGCCCCTCGCGATCGCCTGATCCCGCAACGCCTGAGCCGCGTGCTGCACCGAACCGTCGCGGATCTGCTTCGAGATGGACGCACGTGCCTCGGGGCTGAAGCTGCCTTCGTACTGCTTGAAGATGCGCTGGGCAGCACCTGTCGCTTCGACGGCCAGGGCCGCCTTCGCTGCCCCCGTAGCGATGACGGAGATCGCCTCGCGCGTCTTCGCCGCCTCTACCTCCGGCCCCCAGCCGTTGCGCTGGGCCATGTCCTTCACTTCGTTGACGGCAAGCGCCACCGACCGCTGGATGATCTGCGGGTTGTTCCACGCCCTGGCCGCATCGTTGGCCGCTTCCGAAAGCCGGGCTTCAGAAACCGTGTCGGCGGCGCGTACGCGCTCCTGGCCGACGAAGCGGGCCATGGTGTTCAGCTCGGTCTCCAGGCGTCGAGCCGAGACCTCACCGAACATCTCCTTGACCCGGTCGTTCTTGGCCCCGTCGAGGAGCTTCTTCTGCGCCTCCCGAACTGCCTTCTGGGCGCCCTCGTAGCCCTGGAGTGCTGCCTCGCCCTTGAGACCGAAGTAGCCGGGGTTCTGAGCCGTGCCGTCGCCGTAGTTGATGGAGCGCAGCGCAGACGACAGTTCGACGTCGAGCTTCTTGGCCTCGCGCTCGTTGTCCTCCATCATCGACTTCAGCGCGAGACGATGAAGCTCATCCCCCGCGGCAGCGATGCGGCGGCCAGTCTGGTCAAGCCCGGCTGCGTTCTGCCCGCCGAAGACGTCGAGCGTGGCCGCCGAAGCGTTCTGGAAGCCGGGGTCGATCGGCCGCGACTGTACCGTCGGAGCTGCCTGCGGGACCGTCGGCATCAGCCGAGCCCGACGCTGAAGTTACCGCCGCCTCCACCGGACCCGAATGGATCCCAACCTTCCTTCCGGTACTGATACCACTTGCTGGCCACGCTCGTAGCCCCCGTCAGAACGGTCCCGAATGCCGACCCCATCGCCGAGGATCGAGCGTTGTCGGCGCGCATGTCGTTGAGCTGCGCCGAAGCGTTGAAGTTCATGCCCTGAGCCTCATAGCCCAGAGCTTCGCGCTCCGCGTTCGAACGAATGGTCAGCTCGTCGAGCTTGCCGATTTCCGCCGTGTCGCTGGTCAGATCGAGTGCGCTGCCCTGATCGACCAGGACACCGTTGGCGGCCAGGACTGCGCGCTGGCGGCCGGAGAGCTGGCGGGTTTCGACTGCCCGACGGCGAGCGGCCTCTTCGCCGCGCAAGCGAGCGTCATCGGCGGCGCGCTGGGCCAGGATGGCGTTGTTCCGCCCGACCGCCGCCTGATACTCGGCCTGAGCCGCGGCGGCCTTCCCCTGCTGCATGGCGCCGTAGGCTGAGAACGCCGTGCCCAGGACGGTCGACAAGATCGAGATTACCGGGACTGCGGCGCCCATTAGCGACCCTCCATGTGAAAGCGGTGAAAGGGCACGCCTTCAACCCCGTACGGCTGGGGGTCATCTACAGCGAAGCCTAGCCACTTCAGCCACTTCACCGCCCTAGTATGCCTCGCATCCACCCAGTTTTCAAGCCTGGAATAGTGCTCGGCCTCGCGCTCGACCCATTCCTTGGAGAGCGTCAAGAAAGCCCTGGCATGCTTGCTGATCTCCGGCGTGCCCAAGAGCCACGGCACCCCTACGTCGTCGAGGATCGTCCGCTGCCCGACTCCGAAAGCGCAGATCGGAACGCCGTCCGCGAGCCCCACGAAGGTATCTCGTGAGACCTTGGCGGACGCGGCCAGCGCTGCGGAGGGCGACAGCCGTGCCGTGGCCCACACTTCATCCGCGTCGGCGCGGCTCATGTTGCGCGCGATCAGATCGAGGTCGGCCTGGGAGGCAGTGACGATCTCGTAGGTCACGCGTCATCCATCCGGCTATCGCTCTCGCCGAGGTGTACGTCGGGGACGACGGCCAGGATGGTCATCGGCAGCGGGTCACGCTGGCGGAAGCATATGCGCCCGTTCTTGTTCCACTCCGCGGGCGTCGTCAGCTCCAGATCCCCGGTGAGAAGCTGTGTCGGCTCATCGTAGTCCTCGGACGAGCGCTGCTTGGCCTCGGTGAGGTTGTCGAACTTCGGGCCATGCCACAGGCCCCGCGATTTCACCAGCCGCACCGTGACCCCGACCACACGCTTCAGCTTGCCCTGGAGCGTCCCCTGGCCTGGGCTCTCGATGTTCAAGGTCTCGATGTCGCTCGTGTACTTGAGGCCGACGTGGACGCGGCTTGCGCGCTGCGGCAACGTGATCGAGCCGCCGGAGACCGTCAAGCCCTCGACGACGCTACCATCGGCCAGGACCGAGACTTCCCACCCCTCAAGGTGGTTCAGCCCGGTGATGGTTTGCACTGCCTTGCGAACGTAGCCGCCCTCGACATAGCCTTCGAACGCAGTACCATCGACCGCATTGCCTTCGAGATCTTCCAGCTCGAACGTGTTCGTCGCCTTGTTGCGCACGACGTAGCGCTTGAGGTTGAGCTGGTCAGGCTGCCCTTCGGTGTCGAACTCGTCGTAGGTCGGCTCCCAGACGATATCGCTGAAGTCGACGTAGTCCCCGTTGTTGAACCCATGCGTCGGAGCCGTCACAACGACAGGGTCTGCCGATGTAACGCCGGTTACAGTTACGGGGTTGTCGAGCGACAGCCCGCAATCCACGAAGTAGGCGTCGCGCACGTCGTCGAAGCGACGGCGGTGCAACCGTTCGATGTACCGCACGGTCTTGCCGTTGACGCGGCGCTTGACGACGAAGTAGACCCGGTCTTCTCGATCGTCTTCGTTGGGGTTCGCCGGCAGCACGCCGACAGTTTCGAACTTGCCCTTTGTGTTCCAGCGCGTCCAGCCGTTGACTTCCTGCTCGGGCTGGAAGGTCATGCAGGCCACCCAGCCGTCCTCGCGCACGAGGTAGACGATCGGTTCGGGCGAGCGGGAGGCGGCCCAGTCGACGATGCCGTAGCGCTCGAAGATGTGGTTGGACAGGATCGTCATGTCCGAGCCGGTGTAGGCGTCGCTCTGGAGCGAGTAGCCTAGACTGCGGACGCGATACCTGTCCTCGGGCACGTAGAGGATGACGTTGCCAAAGATCTGGGGGCGCAGGTGCGACGAGCCCCAGGCCGACTGCGGCTTCTGCTTCAGCGTCGCCGCAGAAAACGCGCTATCAGCGCCCGAATTGACCCGCCACTCGCTGCCGCTGGTGAGGACGATGAGGTCGTTGCCGGGGACGTAGTGCCGGATCTCGTTGACCTGACGAGCGGAGAGCGTGGCCGTGATTGCGTCATCCGCCTGAGATGGCGACGATACGCTGAGGTTGTTCTGGCGGCCCGTTTGCGAGTATTCGCTGGTGTCCGGCGCGTTGACCGACCCGCCGAAGACTCGGCGCTGCTCGTAGTAGCTGGCCGTTCCGGGGTAGTTTCCGGGGCCGTCGAAGGGGTTTCGGGACGCGGGCGGCGATAGATCCAGGTCCACTGCAAGGTTGCTATCGACAAAGGACGTGTCCTCCGTCTCGCCGATGAGGCCATAGAGTCCGTTGGACTGCCGGTAGATCGCGTACTTCTGCGCACCCGAAGCCGCGGTCCATGCGATCGTGTTGTTGGTCGTCGTAGCGGACGACGAAGCCACCACGAAGGTCCGCCGCGCTGTGCCGCCCGAGGAATAGGCGGTGTAGGACGAGCTGTCGACGTCGCGCAGCGAGAACGTGTTGGCGTTGATGTAGTCGACGATGAACCGACGATCGTTCAGTTCGGTCATGCCGACGACACTGGCGACGTAGATCTCGTCTCCAGTCGCGAGGCCATGGCTCGTGATCGTCAGGACGCACGGGTTCGCCTGGGTGGCGCCCGTGATGGTGAGAGTCGCGTTGTTGAGGCCGGCGAGGCTTTCCTCGGCGGTCTCGGCCGCGATCGCCGTCACCTTGTACTTGAACGTGGCAGCGCCCGCCGAACCAACCGTCACGGTCATGGCCGTCGGAGCTGCCTGCGACGGCTGGAATTCGGCCTCGGCCAGCGTCCAGTTCGTGTGCCCGGTGCGTGAAAGCTCGTAGACGGGGTAGAGGTTGTGCGTCAGCGTCATCACGTCCGCCGACTGCACGTACTTGATCTCGGGAACGTCCTCGATCGCGTAGGGCGTGTCGATCTCGTAGACGCGGGAAGCCGTCCCACCGGATGTGTAGGTCGTGTAGGCCGAGCTGTTGATATTGGTGCCGTCGACCTGATCGGTCAGCTCGAAGGTGTTCGCGGCGACGTTGGCGACACGGAACCAGCGCCCGTTGACCTCGGTCATGCCGACGACGCCGTCGATGTAGACGTCGTCTCCATTGCTGAAGCCGTGGCTGTTCGACGTGACGACCGCCGGATTGGCCTTCGTGATCCCCGTGATGTTCTTCGCCGTCTCAGTCAAGAGCACGTCGTTGCGCAGCACGCGCATGTAGCCGTCGCCGAACTCCAGCAGATACGTGTCGGTCGTCTTGAACTGGAATTCGATGAACGACGGCGCGTAGCTGTGATCCTTGACCGGAGCCAGGAAGGTTGTGCCGGCGCGGTTGCTGAGCCCGCCTGTCGCGTGGACGAAGCAGTTCAGGCCGGTGCGAACCCCGACCTGATAGGCTTGCGTGTCGACGCGACCGTAGAGTGAGGGGGCGAGTTCGCCTTTGCTGAAGGACGGCTGGATGAAGGAGGCCATGTCAGGCCCTCGCCCTGATCCACTCCGCTTCCCGCGGCTTGTCCTTGACGGCTTCGTTGGCGTCGTGCGCGGGCGCGATCGACAGCAAGCCGGCGTAGAGCTTCTGCATGTCGTCGCGGATCGTGCGCTTGCCGGTCAGCTTCAAGGCGATGCGCGAGGCGAGCTGCGCGGCCAGGGTGTCGACGAAGTGCGCCGGGAACAGCGACGTCTCTTCGACGTTCCTCGTGTAGATCAGCGTCGCTGCCTCAGCGTTCGTCAAGATCGTCTTGGCCGACCCATCGGACATCTGCTCGATCTCGAAGGGGGTCGCATCCGCGGTAGGCCCGAGCGGGTTCTCGATCTCCCGCGCCTTCACGCAGTCGACCGGGTACTGGTAGCGGTAGCTCCAGATGCCTTCGGGCGGGTCGTCCGAAGAAGCGGCCAGGGCTAGGCGCCTGCGCGCGAAGCTCCAGTCATACGCTTCCAGGACGTGGACCCGACAGAAGTCGTACCAGAAATTGCACGCCTTGGCTTCGGGGCTGTTCTCGGTCAACGCCTGGATGCCGGACTTGGCGCCGATCTGCTCCAGGGCAGCGTTCGCGATGAACGTGTCAGAGACCGAGAACATCTACGTCAGCCCTTCTTCTTGGCCTTGGAGTCGCCCTCCAGCTCACGCTTCATCTGCTCCGCGCGCTGACGCAGGCGCTCGGCCTCCGCCTTCTCCTCGGCCTGAGCCTGGGCTTCCGACGCCGCGCGCAGCTCGTCGAACGAGCGCAGCGTCTCGCCCGGCTCCGCCTTCACGGGCTCCGGGACCGGGGTGTCGTCTTCGATGACGACGGCGGTCTTGGGCAGCAGCGACTTCAGCTCGGCGGGCACGTAATGCACGCCCGGCCGGTAGCGCTTGCCCGCGGTCTCGTTGATCTTCCCCGAATTCTTCGGCTCGGTCGGCCCGAACCACAAGTGCTTGAAAAGGACCTTCATCCCCTGTCTCCTTGAAATGAGGGGGCCGGCATCACGTGACACCGACCCCCTCGACTACTCAGTTCGCCGCGTCGGCGATCGCCGTCCAGCCGGTCGGATCGAGCGACAGGAAGGCCGAAGCCTTGCCGGTCGTCGTGGTCGCCGTGGCGATTACCGCCTGGAGACCCAGGTAGCGCTCGTAGGGCACCGCATTGGCCTGGGGCAGCGCGAAGACGAGTCGCGTTCCGGCGGTCAGCGAAGCCGCGGCGATTGCGCCGGTCTCGAAGTGAGCCGACGAAGTCGTCGCATGGATGGCCGCGCTGTCATCGGAGCGGAGGCGGAAGTTGATCGTCGGGCTGGAGCCCGTCGAGACCGACTCCGTGATTGCGATGACCAGATACACGGTCCGGCCATTGCCGATGTCCCGGCCCGCGGCGCCGAGGTCGATCTGGTTGGTGAAAAGAAGCGTGCCGGCCGCCTCTGCGATGTCGAAGTCCTCACCGAACTCGGCGAGCTTGTCCACGATCATGTGGGGGTTCCTTCTTCTATGGGTTGAGGGTCAGCGACCGATCAGGCCACGCGGGCTTCGTCGGCCGCGAGCACGTCGACCCGGCGGATCGGAACGCCGTGGTACATGTCGGTCATCACGCCGCCGACCTGAGCCGTCGTGAGCGTGCTGTCCTTCACCTTGGCCGAGGTCTGGCGCTGGAGGAACGTCAGCATGTTCCGGGACATGTAGAACACCGGCTTGCCGAGGCCCATGCTCGGGAGACGCCGCAGCGCCTGGAACATGAGGTCGGGCAGATCGGCGCCGGACGACGCGTCCTTGGTCAGCGTCGACTTGTCGATGTTGGCGATGCGCACGACGTAGCGCCAGTCGCGGACCGACAGGCCGCAGTCCCAGCGGTAGTGCGTCCGATACGCCTCCATGCGGCCCGTGTTGGAGCCGCCCGACGCGTCCTCGATCGTGACCTGACCCTTGTCCGTGACCTGGAGGCCGGCCTTCGAGCCCTTCGGGATGATGCCGTGCGCCGTGTTCGGACCCCAGGCGACGAGCCAGATCGAGTTGTTGTCGGTCTGGCCACCGGCCGAGCCGCCGTCGATGATGTTCTCGGCGTTCGCCGCGGAGAGCGAGTTGAAGCGCGCGGCGAGGCCGGTGAACTCCGCCTCGTCGACGCCGTCGTTGCCGAAGAACAAGGTCTGCGCCAGCTCCTGGTACATGCCCTCGATGTGGGCGCGATCCTCGGAGAGGCGCCACGCAGCCGAGTTGCCGTTCAGGTCGGCCAGCGCCTTGTCCACCTCGGCGTACGCCTCCAGCATGCCGCAGTTGTCCGTGACCTGGATGGTCGTGGACTTGTTCGGCTGGACGCCCTGGTACATCTTGCGCCACGTCGGGGCCGGGATGCCGGTGCGGATGGTGGTCGTGTGGCCGGTCGGGAGGTTGCCCTCCTGCCACACCATGTCCTCCAGGATCGCGTTCTCCTGGTTCAGGATCTCCACGACGGTCGCGATCTTGCCATCGGGATCGGAGATCTTGGCGAGATCGAGGAGCGTCGGGAACTGCGTCGAAAGAGCAGCCATTGTTCAGTCTCCTTGTTACGGGTTCTGCATTGAGGGATAGAGGGCCTTGGCCTTGTCCTCGGACGAGTTCGACTGACCCTTGCCGGTGTCGAACTTGTCATCGGACATCAGCTTGCCCACACGGTAGAAGAAGCGGATCACCTCGGGGTGGTTGCCCGCCCCCGTCAGGTTCAGCGCCTCCACGAGAGCCTTGCCCCCGCCGAGAGAAGGCTCGTTGATGGCCTTCTTGGCGATGGCAACGTTGGCATCGAAGTTGGCGCCGCCGATTTCCTTGTCGGCCTTCGCCTCTCCGGACCACTTCTCGTGCGTCTGAGCCCAAGCATCGTACAGCTTCTGAGTGTCGGCCGCACGCGTCTTGGTGTAGAGGTCGACGAGCTTCTGGGCCTGGGCGTTGTCCAGGTTGAGTTCCTTGGCGATCGGCGTGAACTCGCCCACCAAAGCCTCGTCCAACTGGACCCCGTCCGGGGCCTTGAACTCGTACTTCTCCGGTGCTCCCTTCTTCTCCTTGTCGCCCTCGGCGTTCTTGGATTTGTCGGCTGCACCTTCACCCTCGGGCTTCTTGTCTCCGCCCGCGGGATCTCCTTCCGGCTTGGCTTCCGCCGCCGGCTTCTCCTGCGTCGAACCCTCTGCCGGCTTCTCGCCGCCTTCGGGCTTCGCGTCATTCGGCTTGGCGTCGCCGCCAAGGATCGTATCAACCATCTTCACCTTCTCCCCTGTTACGGTCTTCAGCTTCGTTCCTCATGACGGTATAGCATTGGGGTCTTGCCGTCAAGCATTCACTGAGCACCCAGTTGGCCATGTCGCGCCGTCCCTCGTTGAAGGCGGTCGTGTGCGTGTCGGCTCCGGCGAAGCTGAGCTTATGGAAGCCCCCACGCTCCAGAAGCCGCCACACGAAAGCCCGACCAGCAGCCGTGTCCATCAGCTTCGCGACCTCAGCGATCTCTCGCTCGCGCGCAAGCTGCGCCTTGGTGCGCCGCTTCTTGACCTCTGCCTCGTCGCCGACGTCACTCATTCACTCATTTTCAGCCTCGTCCTGGCCGATCATGCGCGTCAACGCGTTCGCTTCGCCGGTCTTGGCGTCGGAGGCCGTCTTGGCGACGTCGGCGCCAGCCTTCGCCATCTCCATCGCGAGCGCCGCACGCTGGGCTTGCTCGCGCTCAGCACGACGCTGGGCCACGATGTCGTCCGGCACGACCAGCTTGGCCGGCACCAAGAGGGCCTGAGCGTACTCGTCCACAGCCTGATCGGCGTCGAACTTGTCGAGAACGCCCGTGTAGCCTGCGCCCGCGAGGCCGGCGATGAAGGCGCTCAGACGGTCGATGTTGTTGGTCGCGACGGCCTTCTGCGCCATGGCCAGGGTCGAGATGTACTCGACCTTGAGCGACTGCCCCTGAAGCTCCGGTGGCGGCGGCGGCAGGATGCCGGCCTTCCACGCCTGATTGAACGTGCGGTCGATCAGGCGGTTCAGGAACTCACCGTGGAGCTGTTCGAGCACCGGGCCGATCTGGAGCAAGCGCTCCTGATTGCGCTGGCTCAGTTCGAACTCGTTACGCGGCTGGATGCCGTCCATGTTCGAGATCGCCAGGAACATGTCGACATAGAAGGCCCGGTCGATGCGCTTCTCGACCTCCTTGATGTCCATCATCAGTTCTTGGACCTTCGGGTTGACCATGTAGATCGGGGCGAGGCTTCCGCCTTGCCCGCCCGGAGTGTCGTAGACCGTGAGACCGCCCGGCAAGCTTGAGACCGGCACGTTCTTGAGCGAAGCCGGGCCATGCAGCGGCGGGTTGACCATCTTCTCGATCGCCTGCCCCTTGCGCTTCTCCTCGATCTGGAGCGCCTTGGTGTCGCCCAGCGCCGTCATGCCGGGGCAGTCGGTAGCGTAGATGTCCTCCCCCGTCACCTCCCAGCGCGGGGCGTAGACCGGGAAGTCTTCGAAGCCGCTCTCGCGCAAGAGGACCTTGTCGTTGCAGTCGGCCTCGATGTAGGTCGAGCGAAACTTCTTGCGCTTGGACAGGGGGCTGCGCGGGTCGAAATCGGGGTTCGGCTCGACGAGGTGGTATACCGGGTGCCACGAGTGATAGTTGCCCTTGTCGTACTGGTCGCGGACCGACCGGGAGACCTTGTCCAGCCCGAACTTGCGAACGAGCTGGAGCGTCGTCTCTTCGTACTCGCGCCCCATGATCGAGACTTTGTAGTTCTCGTCCTGGGCCAGCATGTAGCTGCCCGCGGTGTGGGTGAAGAAGCGCGCGACGTCGTCGAAGTTGTCGACATGGCTCATGGCGCCCGTGCCGAAGAGCAGAAGCTCCCCCAGCATCGACGGCGCCATGTTGTAGAGGTTGCTCTCGTTGAAGATGCGTCGGATGATCAGCTCGACCTTCTCCAACCATTCCTTGACCGTCAGGAACTCGCTCAGGTCAGGATCGGGGGCGCCCAGCTTGAACCAGGGACGCGCAGGCGACATCACGCCCGACAACAGGCCGGCGCGCGCCGTGCGCAACGCGAAGGTCGCCGCGGAGTTGACGAGGTTGTTGCGTTCGTGGCGAGAGGCTTCGCCCTTGTTGCGGTCGGCCCGAAGGAAACGGCCGCGGCGCGGCTGAACCCACCGCGACAGCTCGCGGTAGTGGTCGATGAAGCTCGACCGCTCCGTTCGCATGGCCTCGATCTGCTTCGAGACGTAGTCGTAGGTGGACACCTCAGGCATCACGTGATCCCTTACTGGCCGAGCAGCGACTTCTTGCCCGCCATGGGCGTGTCGAGGAGCCCCTGAGCCGAAGTCAAGATCGTCCGGTCACGGCCAAGGGCGAGGGCGGCGCGCTGACGGTTGTCGACCCGAGCGCGCTGCACCGCCGGATCGACCGCGGTGGGAGGGGG